GCCGATGTGCCAGCGGACGCGGTGATGGTCTCGGACGCCGCCTGGGCCGCGCTGCTGGAGGCGCAGGCCGCCGGCGCGGTGATCCAGACCGGGCCGGGCGGCCAGCCCGAGGCGGTGATGCCCGCGGCCCCCGACGCGGCCGAGGTGCTGGCGGCATGGCGGGCACGGGCCAGCCTGACCCGCCTGCAGTTCGCGCTGGTCTGTGCATCGGCCGGCCTGATGACCGCGGCCGAGGCCGAGGGCCTGGTGGCCCGGGGCGAGATCCCGACGATCGGCCTTGCGGCACTGGACCTGATCACGGACGCGACCCAGCAGGCGATGGCGCGCATCCGCTTCGCCGGGTTCCAGACCATCGCCCGGGCCGACCCGTTCGTGCCGCTGCTGGCGACTGCCGCGGCGATGCTGGACGAGGACGTCGATGCCCTGTTCGAGGCGGGGGCGCAGCTGTGAGCCGCCGCATCCTGGCCGAGCTGCTGCGCCCCGACGCCCAGCCCCGCGACTGGTACGGCTGGCTGACCAACCAGGCCGGCCACGCCGCGCTGGTGGGCCAGCCCGCAGCGCTGGCGCTGATGATCGCCGGCGTGCCGGCCTGGGCCAGCGCGGCGATCGTCGCGGCCGTCTACCTCGCCCTGTGGGAGCGCCTGATCCAGCGCGGCCGCGACTGGGCCGACAGCCTGACCGACACCGCCTCGGTCGGCGCCGGCGCCGCGCTGCTGGCCACCGCCGTCCTCGCCGACCTGCCCGCCGCTGTCTTCGTTCTGGCCTTCTGGGCCGCCCTGCTGGTCGCCGGCGTGGGCCGCCGGCTGGCTGAAACCCCCCCTTCGGGAGACCTGCAATGACCTTTCTGCACGGCATTGAAACGATCGAGATGCCCTACGGCATCCGCCCGATCGCCGTCATCGACAGCTCGACCATCGGCATCGTCGGCACCGCGCCCGGCGCCGCCGGCGCGACCGCGGCCCGGCTGTCGCTGGGCACGCTCAGCGCCGCGACGCTGATGACGGTGACGGCCGACGCGGCCGGCCCAGCGGGCAACGCGATCACCCTCGCGCTGGTCGATCCCGGCGTGGCGACCGGCGCCCTGACGGTCAGCCTGACCGGCAGCGCGATCAGCGTCGCGCTGGCGACCGACGCCAGCAAGGCGATCACCACCACGGCCGCGCAGCTGGTCGCCGCGATCAACGCCCATGCCGGCGCCGGCGCGCTGGTCACCGCGGCGCTGTCCGGCGTCCACGCCGGGGGCGGCGTCGTGCGGCCCCAGATCGCCCGGGCACTGGCGGGCGGCGCGGCCGAACCCTTCCCGGTCAACACCCCCGTGCTGATCGCCGGGTCGCAGACCGAGGCGGCGGGGCTGGGCACCACGGGCACGCTGCCCGCGGCGGTGGGGGCGATCTTCGGCCAGGGCGTCGGCGCCCGGATCGTGGTGGTCCGCGTGGCCGAGGGCGCCAACCCGGCGGCGACGCTGGTCAACGTGATCGGCGGCGTCGACGGGTCGGGCAACAACACCGGGCTGCAGGCGCTGCTGGACGCGCGGGCCGCGACCGGCGTCCGCCCGGGCATCCTGATCGCGCCCGGGTTCTCGCAGAACGCCGCCGCCGCCACCGCCCTGTCGGCGCTGGCCGGCCGGCTGCGCGCCGTGACCCTGATCGACGGGCCGAACACCACCGACGCCGCGGCGATCCAGTTCCGGGCCAATTTCGGCAGCGACCGGGTGATGGTGATCGACCCCTGGGTCAAGGTGTTCGACACCGCCACCGCGACCGAGATCGACGCGCCGCCGTCGGGCTACGCCGCCGGCGTGATGGCACGGACCGACCAGGCGGCGGGCGGGCCGTGGAAGAGCCCCTCGAACGAGCTGATCGAGGGCATCCTCGGCACCGCGCGCCGGGTGTCGTTCGCCTACAACGACCCGGCCTGCCGCGCGAACATCCTGAACGAGAACGAGGTCAGCACGATCGTCCAGCGCGACGGCTGGCGGCTGTGGGGCAACCGGTCCACCACCGGCGACCAGCTGTGGACGTTCTTCGCGGTCCGCCGCACCGCCGACCTGATCGAGGAGAGCATCGAGGCCGCCCACCTGTGGGCGATCGACCGCCCGTTCTCGGCCCAGCTGCTGAAGGACATCCTGGACGGGGTGAACGACTTCCTCCGGACGATGAAGTCCCGCGGCGCGATCCTGGGCGGCCGCGCCTGGATCGACCCCGAGATCAACACCGAGACCACGCTGAAGGCCGGGCAGCTCTACTGCGATTACGACTTCGAGCCCGCGGCGCCGCTGGAGCGGCTGACCTTCCGCGCCTTCCGCAACGGCGACTACTACACCGACCTGGTCCAGTCGGTCGCCGCCACCTCTGCCACCTGAGGAGACCGACATGGCGTATCCCCGCACGATCCGCAGCTTCAACGCCTTCCTCGACGGCACGAGCTACTTCGGCCTCGCCGTCGAGGCGACGCTGCCGAACCTGACGCTGGTCACCGAAGACCATCGCGGCGCCGGCATGGACCAGGCCATCGCCATCGACATGGGCATGGAGCGGATGACCTGCGACATCAGCTTCGCCGAGCACCGGTCCGAGCTGGTCACCCGCTTCGGCACGAAGGCCCGCCTGGTCCTGCGCCCCGCCGCGGTGGGCGAGGACAGCTTCGAGGCCGACAGCTACGTCTTCACCATCGGCGCGCGCTGGACCGCGGTCGAACCCGGCAAGCTGAAGCAGGGCAGCCCGAACCCGCTGATGCTGAAGGGCAGCGCCGACTATTACCGGATCGAGCTGAACGGCACCGAACTGGTCGAGATCGACGTGGTCAACGCGGTCCGGAAGATCGGCGGCGTCGACCAGCTGGCCTCGATCCGCAAGGCGATGGGGCTCTGAGATGGTGACCGTCACCCTCACCCGCCCGATCACCCGCGGCCAGGCCACCATCACGGCGGTCACGCTGCGCGAGCCGGACGCCGGCGCGATGCGCGGCCTGAAGCTGCTCGACGTCATGCAGATGGACGTCTCGGCCCTGATCCGGCTGATCCCGCGTATCGCCGACCAGTACCTGTCCGAAACCGACGTGGCGCTGATGGGCCCGGCCGACATCGCCCGGCTGGGCATGGCCGTCGTGGGTTTTTTCAACGGGGCGGCGGACAGCCCCGATGCCCCGACGACGTAGAGGACGCGATGGCGGACGTGGCGATCGTGTTCGGCTTCGGCCACGGCGACATGTGCCGCATGTCGCTGCCCGAGCTGGCGCGCTGGCACGACCGCGCCCATGAGCGCGTCGACGCGCAGCGAGATCGGGCATCATGACCGATCTCAACGTCGCCCTGATCCTCAGACTGATCGACCACGTCACCGGCCCCTCGCGGGCGGTGCTGGCGGCCATGCGCAACGTCGCGGGCGCGGTGGACGGCGCCGGGCGGGGCATGATCGCCGGCGGCGAGGCGCTGAACGGCGTGATCGCCCGCCAGCGCGAGCAGCTGGCCGGTTCCGCGCTGGCTGTGGGCGCCATGGCCGCCGGGGCGGGGTTCGCGTTCAAGCGGCTGTTTGTGGATACGGCGGCCTAGTTCGAGGATTTCGAGGCGACCCTCCGCACCGTCGAGGGCAGCTCGGAAGCGGCCAAGGCGTCGATGGGCTGGATCAGCGACTTCGCCGCCAAGACGCCGTTCGATCTTGCGTCGGTCACCGAAGCCTTCGTCCAGATGCGCTCCTACGGGCTCGACCCGACGAACGGGCTGCTGGCGACGCTGGGCGACACCGCCTCGGCCATGAACAAGCCGGTGATGCAGGCGGTGGAGGCCATCGCCGACGCGGTGATGGGCGAGAACGAGCGCCTGAAGGAGCTGGGGATCACCGCCGCGGTCGAGGGCAGCCAGATCATCTACAGCTACACCGACCGGTTCGGGCAGCAGATGACCCAGACCGTCGACAAGAACAACCGCGCCCAGATCGCTTCGACCATCCAGGCGATCTGGAACGGCAAGTACGGCGGCGCGATGGCCGAGCGCAGCCGGAACTGGAACAACATGATCGCCAACCTCGGCGACCATTGGAGCCGCTTCGCGCTGGCGGTGATGGACGCCGGCGTGTTCGACGCGCTGAAGGGGCAGCTCGGGCAACTGCTCGACATGCTGGATCAGGCCCGCGACAACGGCACTCTGCAGATTTGGGCCGAGCGCACCGCCGCCGCGATGCTGCAGGTCGGGTCGGCGATCGGCGCGGTGGCGCGGGTGGCGGGCCCTGTGCTGCAGGCCATGGCCGGCTGGGCCGAGGCCAATCCCGAGATCGCCACCGGCCTCGCCCAGCTGGCGATCGTGCTGGCCGGTGCCAAGGTCGGCATGATTGCGCTGCGGCTGGCGTCGATCGCGTTCCTGAGCCCCCTGGCATCAATTCTTAGGATCGTCGGTCTGGTGGCCACGGCGGTCGGGGGATTGGTCGGCGCTCCGTTCGTCGCACTGGGTGCGGCGGCCGCGGCGGCCGCCTTCGTGATCTACGACAACTGGGGCCAGATCGGCGCCTGGTTCTCGGACAAGTGGGCCGAGGTTCGCGCCGGGTTCGAGGCCGGCTGGGTGCAGGGCATCGTCGCGGTCTTCCGCGAGTTCAACCCGGTCACGCTGATCGCCGAGGCGATGGCCGGTCTGGTCGACTATGTCGGCCAGAAGTTCGCCGAGGTCGGGGCGACGATCCACGAAACCCTGTCGGGGATCGACCTCTACGACGCCGGCGTCGCGATGATCCAGTCGCTGTGGAACGGCGCGCTTGCGCTGGTCGACCAGATGGTCGCCGCCATCAAGGCCCGGCTGGCCGGGATGCTGCCCGAGCTGCCGTCCTGGCTGGGCGGCGGGGGCGAGGCAGCCGCGCCGGCCGCGGCGGTGGCCGGCCCTCGGGCGCCGATCACCCCGGGGCAGGTCAACGGCGGCAACGTCACCGTCAACCAGACCATCAACCCCGCACCCGGAATGGACGAACGCCAGCTGGGCAACGAAGCCGCACGGCAGGCCGCCGGCGCGGTCGGCGGGGCGCGGCCACGGCAGGGCACGCCGCTTTACGATCAGTCCGAGGACCACCTGTGATCGCCTCGCTGACCATGATGGCTTTGGGCACCTTCCGCTTCGGGGTCAACCGCGCGTCCTACCAGACGCTGACCCGGACCTCGGCCTGGCGGTGGGCGACGCTGGACCGCGCCGGCGCCCGCAGCGCCGCGCAGTACCTGGGCGCAGGCCCCGAAGAGATCAGCCTTGAAGGGGTCATTTACCCCCACTTCAAGGGCGGCCTCAGGCAGGTCGAGCTGATGCGCGCCGTCGCCGGCCTGGGCGAGCCGATGATCCTGGTCGACGGTCTGGGCTGGGTTCTGGACCGCTGGTGCATCGCCGCGATCGAAGAGAAGAAGGGCACCTTCCTGGCCGATGGCGCGCCTCGCCGGATCGACTTCCGTTTGAGCCTTGTCAGCTACGGGGGGGACCTGCCGTGGCTGAGTATCTGACCGGGCAGGACGAGGTCCTGGACGCGATCGTCTGGGCGCAATACGGCCGCGCCGACGTGATCGTCGCCGTGCTCGAGGCCAATCCCGGGCTGGCCGATCTGGGGCCTGTGCTGCCGACCCGCACCCGCATCGTCCTGCCCGACCTGCCCGCCCCGGCGGTGCGCCCGGTGATCCGGCTGTGGGGCGCCGGATGAAGCCCATGATCCGCATCGTCGCCGGCGGCGAGGACGTGACCGCCCCGGTCAGCGCCCGGCTGATCGACCTGAGGATCACCGACGAGGCAGGGATCGAGGCCGACACCCTGACGCTCACGCTGGACGATCGCGACGGGCAGCTGATCGTGCCGCCGCACCAGTCCCGCGTCCAGGTCTGGCTGGGCATCCTGGGCGGTCCGCGCCCGGTTCCGCTGACATCGATGGGCAGCTGGCAGGTGGACGAGACCGAGCTGTCGGGGCCGACCCGGATGCTGCGGATTTCGGCGACGGCGGCCGACATGTCCGGCCCGATCCGCAGCCCCCGCACCCGCGCCTGGGAGGCGACGACGCTGGGCGACATCGCCCGCACGATCGCCGGCGCCGCCGGGCTGAACCCGGTGATCGCCGAGGACCTGGCGCAGGTCGCGGTGCCCTACGTCGCGCAGTCCGCCGAAAGCGACCTGCACCTGCTGACCCGGCTGGTCCGCCGGGTCGCCGGCATCGTCAAGCCCGCGGACGGACGGTTGGTGGTCGCCCGCCGCGGCGCCGCCATTGCCGCCGACGGCACCGCCCTGGGCGCCGTCGCGCTGACCGCCGCCGACACCCAGAGCTGGACGTGGCGCGCCGCCGACCGGGGCAAGTACGCCTCGGTCGAGGCGTCCTGGACCGAGCTGGGCACGGCCGCCGTCAACAAGGTGGTGGTCGGCGAGGGCGACCCGAAGCGCGTGCTGCGCCACGTCCACGCGACCGAGGACGAGGCCCGCCGCGCCGCCCAGGCCGCACTGGCAGAGGGCAAGCGCGGCGCCCAGACCCTGACCCTGCGCCTCGCAGGCTTCCGCCCCGATGCCTTCGCCGGCGCCCGCGTGACCTTCGCCGACCTGCGGCCCGAAACCGCCGGCGCATGGACCGTGGTCAGCGCCGTCCACGAGCTGTCCCGCACCCTGACAACCGAGCTGTCCCTCGAACGGCCAGCCGAATGAGGACCCCCCGAGCATGACGAGCCGCATTTCCCTGACCGGCAGCTGGATCCAGATCGCCACCGGCGCCTCGATCGTCAGCTGCGAAGGCGCGATCGAGGTCGCCTACAGCGACACCGCGCCGGCCGCCGGCGACAATGGCCACGACCTGGAAACCGAGAGCGACCCGCTGCAGTACGCCGGGGCATCCAAGACGTGGGTTCGCGCCCGCTGGCCCGGGTCGATCGCGATCGTGTCGGGCACGGGGGCGGTGGCAGCGATCGCGCCTGTCGCCACGGTCGCCCCGATCGTGACGTCGCTGCCGTCGATCTCGCCCGCACATCCGAGCCCGTCGGACGACGTGACGGTGGGTGTTGGCGCGGCAACCGGTGTTCCGGCGCCGCAGCTGGCGGCGGCGCGGATGACGGTCAACGGCAGGCCAGCGCCGGTCGACCAGGCGCTGCGCCTGAATGATGGCGACCAGTGGCAGGTCGACGTCGAGTGGACCAACGGGGTCCCGCCGAACGCGACCGCCAGCGCGTCGGGCACCGTTTCGCAGGTGCCGCAGGTGCCGTTGGCCGCGCCGGCCGCGCTGGCGGCAAACCAGATCACGGTGGCGCCGATCGCCACCAACACCACCCAGGTGACCATCCGCTGGAACGCGCTGCCGCCCGACGGCGGGGCACCGATCACCGGGGCCTTCGTGGACGTGGCCGGCGGGGCGCCGGTCCAGCTGGCCGGGTTCCTGGCCGACACCGACGATCCGGTGACCGTCCCGGCCGGCGCGACCTCGGCGATCCGGCTGTGGTTCGAGAACGGCCAGACGCCGGTCAACAAGTCGCCTGCGGTGAACGCCACGCCCTGGGTGGTCGCGTCGAACACCCACACGGTGACGCTGACCGCGGCGCCGGCGGCGCGGATCTTCTTCGACACCGGCGCGGCGCGCGGCGCCAACTATGCCTCGATCCCGGTCGCGGGCACCACCACCGCGCCCGCCGGCAGCCAGATCGAGGCGCGGGTCATTCGCGCCGACACCCTGGCGCAGGTGCATCCCTGGCAGACGATTGCCGTCGCGGGTGCGCTGGGGACCTGGTCCGGCGCCTTCGTCGGTGCCCAGCGGCACAGTGCCGACCTGCAGCTCGAAGTGCGCGTGGCAGGGTCGACCGCGACGCCGGCGCGCCGGGCGGACATGATCGTGCTGGGGCACATCGCCCTGCTGCTCGGCCAGTCCGAGGACGCGCGGATGTTCGACGACACGTTGGACAACCGCACCTACCAGACGGCGGCTGCGCTGACCGCCGGGCGGGTCTGGTTCATGTCCAACCGCAACACCGCGAACCTGCTCGAGCAGTTCGCGACCTACGGCATCAAGGAGGCGACCGACGCCGCGGTGACGCAGCGGATCGTCAACGGCGGCATCACCACGGCCATGAGCCATCTGGCGGCGACCCTGGTCGCCAACGCGCCGAACGACCGGTTACTGTTCATCGACGCGGCCCGGTCGGGCACCAACCGGGTCGAGATCTCGAACGACCACGGCCCCGGGGCGGATACCGACCGCAACTGGCAGGCCAGCCTGAAGGGCGCGGTGGACATCATCCGGGCCTGGGGCGGCGACGTCGGCGTGGTGATGGACACCTGGGCTGCGGCGGACAGCCAGAACGGCGACGACTTCCGGCTGAAGTTCTATCCCTTCTACACCGGCATGGAGGCACCGGACCATCCGCTGCTGGCCGGGATCGGTGGCAACCGTGTCGTGGCCGTCGGGTCCACGGCGCTGGGTGGCGCGTCGGGCGCCGGTGGCGTGAAGTACGACCATTTCCTGTTCGACCTTAGCGGGCTGAACCGGCCCGAGGCGTTGTTTGATCCGGCCGTGACGAAATGGGCCGAGCACGGTCCGCACCGGTTCGAGGACTTCAATCCGGGCGCCGGGACCCTGCTCACCGACAAGCAGGACACCCGCGTGTCGCTGCGGAACATGATCGACGATCCGGACATGGCGCCGATCGTGCGGCCCAAGGGACCGGAGATCCTGCTCTACCAGAACGGCGGGCCGTCCACGACCCCGGGCAGCAAGGTCTACAATGCGAACCCCGCCACCTGGGTCTCGTGGGAGGACTACACCCACCCGTCGGACTTCAGCCAGGACGGTCTCCCAGCGCGGGCCAAGCACACCGCCGTCGCGACGCTTTACGCCCTCGGGATCGGGCCGACGGCGGCCGCGAACAACTGGGTTCCGCGCTTCAACCGCAGCCATTGGTGGCCGGACGGGTCGCGCTGCGAGCTGTGGTACGAGGCCCCGGATGGATCGACCCCGGTGATCACCACCACGCGGCGCGCGCGCGGCAACCCTGCGATCCCGACCACCAAGGTGACCGGTCACCCCAGCATTGCGGATGGCTCGGCCATGCCGCACCGGACCGAGGTCGCGGGGTTTCGGGTTGACGGGTCGCCGGCGACCAACGTCAAGATCGAACCCGGGACCTTCGCGAGCGGCAACGTGGTGGTGGTCTATCCGCCCTCCGGCACGTTCTCGCGTTCGTCGTCGATCGAGTACGGCCGGGGCGGCGCCTCGGGCATCGCAAGCGCGGCTACCTTCCTGTCGGACGAGTTCGACGGCCTCTGGAAGAATCTTCCCATCGCGCTGATGGGCATCGCCGGCGTCGACGGAGTTGCGATGGAGCCGATGCCGGCGATCACCGACGTGTCGAACCCGCTGCCGGGTGCGGTTCCGTTCACGACCGCCAGCGCCGGCCCGAGCTTCTATGCGACCGGGACCCTGGGCGCGAACAGCGGGCAGCTGACCTTCCGGTTCAAGGGCAAGACCACGCAGACCAACACGGCGACCCTGTTCGGGTTGAGCGCCGGGCGGATCGGCATGGACCGCCTGTCGTCGGGCCAGCTGCGTCTGATCCTCAAGGACAGCGCCAACGTGTCGGTGCTGCCGACCCGTGCCGCGAACCGGGGGCTGACCCAGTTCATGGCGGCCGGCGTCGAAACCGAGGTGATCCTGTCGGTCGATCTGGCCGCGCTGGTAGCCAAGGTCTGGGTCAACGGGGCGCTGTCCGACACCCTGACGCTCGAAACCGGCACGAACCAGTTCGATACCGCGCGGAACCTCACCTACCTGTCCAGCAACTCGGCCGGCGCCGACCAGTTCGTCGGTACGGTCGAGGGGGTGGGATGCTGGAAGGCCTATACCCCGACCGGCGCCGTCGCCGGGCTTGGCGCGGCACCCGCGAACTACGAGGTCGCCGGCCCGCCTTCGGCTGCGAATGCGCATCCGTGGAAGCGCGGCACCTCGGCCGCGCTGCAGACCTTCAGCCTTCCCGGCGGCACGATCACCGCGGAGATCTACGGTGCGGCGCAGGTGGTGCCCTCCGACGACGGCGCGCTTCTTGTGGTGGGCGGGGCCTTCGTGCAGGCGCATTCCGGCCAAGCCTACACCCTCGATACCCGGTTCGGCGGCACGCAGGGCTGGAGCAACGTAGGCGACATGGCGGCCCGATATGCCGCACCGCCGGCGCTGCCGCAGGCCCTGTCGCATATCGGCAGCACCATCATCGCCGCCAACGTCCAGTCCGACTATGCCGGCGACCACGACAGCGGGTTCTGGACCGAGCTGCTGCCAATCGTGCGCGTGACCGAGATCCCGGCCGGCACCGGCCGCCTGTTCGCGCCGCCGCTGATCAAATGGGCGGGGCGCAAGGTGGCGCCGGCGCCCGAGAGGATCGACGTTGCCGCGTTCCGGGCATCGCTGCCGACCCTGAGCGCGACCGGCGTTGCGGTTCCGCCCGCCGCCGAGGTGATCGCGCGCATCGGCTCGCAGCCGCAGCTGCTGGCCTTCGACCCGGAACCGAACCAGCGGACCTACGGCAACTATTTCCACCACCATTTCGGCTCGCCTTCGGCCAGCGGCGGGAACTACGGCCGCAACCTGGGGCGCACGATCAGCTATGCCGCCCTTGGCGCCCTGACCGACGCCTGGGCCGCGACCGAGCGTGACGATGTGCTCACGCGGCTGATCTCTCTCGGCCGGCAGATCGAGTCCTTCGTGATCGATCAGGTCGTGGCCGGGTCGAACGACTTCGAGCCGAACGGTGGGCAGCGCCAGTACGAGCTGGT